ACCCCCCTGCGGCGCACCTCTGAGGAGCACCTATATAAGTGAATTTTTAATTCACAAAACACAAAATTTAAAATGTCTCGTTGCCTTTGGATGTTCACACGCAACTTCTCAGGAGAAGTGCCTTCTCTCATCTTCGATGAGAGAGTCCAATACGCTGTATGGCAACACGAGAAGGTTAACCATGACCATCTTCAGGGTATGGTTCAGATGAAGAAGAAGGTGAGGTTCACCACTGTTAAAAACTTGATAGGTGGTAATCCACATGTTGAACCTGTGCGTTCAACTGGACCCAAGGCTATTGAGTACTGCAAGAAGGCAGAATCAAGAGTAGACGGGCCTTGGGAATTTGGGGAATTCATTCCAGAAAGAAGCAACAAACGCTCTTTAATGGAGAGGTATAAGGAAGACCCAGACGCAATGGAGCTTGAAGATCCAGGAAGAGCAAGAAGGTGTAGAGCCAAGTTAGCCATGGAAGAGTTTGTAACAAACTATGAAGGTCATCAACTCAGTCGACCATGGCAGAAGGAGCTTAGCGAGAGGTTGAAGATGACTCCAGATGATCGTACAATCATCTGGGTGTATGGGCCCTACGGTGGGGAAGGGAAAACCCACTACGCTAAGCAACTTCTCAAGGAAGGATGGTTCTATTCACGAGGAGGAAAGAGAGTGGATGTTACCTATGCCTACATCATGGACCCCACACGGCAAGTGGTATTTGATATTCCACGTGATCAGCAAGATTTTATTAATTATAGTTTAATAGAAATGTTTAAGGACCGTATTATCCAAAGTGATAAATACGAGCCATGTACTGTACCCCTAATTAATAAAATCCACGTGGTGGTATTTGCAAACATGTTGCCTGACCCCACCAAGATTAGTGAGGACAGATATGAAATAATAAATTGTTGAATTTATTTCCCTTTACTCCGCGTAGCGGTATGCTTTATTTTAAATTTTGAAACTGAAAGTTTCCCGCCCAGCTGTGTGGCGCAGGGGGTATAGTATT